CCACCTTCTTTAAAAGATTTTTGTCCAAATAACATAGCACCTTTGATATCACCTTCAGAAAAGAAGGTCTTGTTAGCTATGTTCCTAACTTTATTAGCTATATGTTCCCCTTCTTTATTGTAATAGGGATAAAAATGTTTGGTCCCATTAATCATAGTTCCATATCGTCTACAGGTATCTTCTTCAATTCTTCGATCAGGGATCGCTTTAATAGTACCTGTACTTATATGGCGTGTGGTAACAGAAACTTCCATATGTTCTTCCTCGTTATCGTAGTTTGAATTAGGTGGTATATAAAATGTACATCCATCTGTAAAGCAATTCTTATTTCCGTCAGCATAGACTCCTACATTGTTTTTACTTCCACATATTGGACAAGATTCATGTCGTATAAATTCTGACACCTACTTTCTTCCCTTTCCTGATAGGTATTTTGGGGCTGGAGGCTTTCTCCTTTTTGATAGGAAATTCCAGCACCAGTTATCAATCTTAACTACTAGATGACCTAGTTGCCTCACGATGTAGCGTTTAAATCTCATGTTATTCTCTCATGCTATCTGTTATGTCTTGAACTTTAGGTTCCTTTTCTATTGTTGTTAGATATCTCAGACCATCACTATATCTAAACACCTTCATGTCTGGAAAACATGTCCACTTATAAGGACAGTAGACACAATCTCTTGCTAGTCTCATGTTTCCAGATTTACCATCTGGCTGTGGATTATAACAGAAGTCAGGTATCTTCTTACTCTTGATAAGTTCTTTAATATGTTTGATACGTTTAGTAGCATTCATTAAAGAGAAATCATCAATCTCAAGTAGAGCTAACTCTCCTGAAACTTTATTCAAAGCTAGAATATAACCTACATCTTTACCTTCTGCTTCTACATAGGCAGAGATCTGTCCTATGTAACCAAAAGGATCATCACTCTCTAGTGTACCTGTCTTGAATTTCCTAAAAGCAAAGTCACTAGTTGATTTAATATCAACAATATTATTGTCAATAATACAATCGATGTGTCCTTTTATTCCTTCAAGCTCGCATTGCTTTTGAAGTTCCTGTACTGAATGACCAGCTTCTTTCGCAAGGAAGATAACCAATTCTTCAATGATAGAACCATAGAGAAACTTGATAAGAGTAGATGGTGAATAAGATCTTTCCACTTCTGGACCGTTGATCTCCATCCATATTTTACGGTCAGGTTTACCGATAGAGGACATGCGTATATTTTTCTCATGAGGTGTATTCCTCTTTTCTTCTAACTGTTTAACCACCACTTCAGAAAGCCCTTCCAAAAGAGCCTCTAAGTTTTCCTTAGAGACTTTTTGGTTGGACTCTATTCTATTATAGATGTCTGAGATTAAAGTAGATATGTGCATAGTCGCCCACTCCCTCGCCTACTATGCTCCTTGATCATACGAGCATTTCCAAAATTAACACCGCTCATCACAAGCCCAAATAAAACGACTACTTAAAAGTCGTCGTCGTTACCATACTCTACTAAATTGATTACTTGTACTTTGTTAAGGTACAAGGATGTACCATACTTGTCAACGAAAGCATGGTTTTTATTGAAGGCAACCTTAACTCTTACTGAGCTACCATTACCAATGAGTGTACTTCTTTCCATTGGTTCTTTATCCGAGTTCATAACAGGAACATCATAACGAGTTCGGGCAGTTACAAATTCACCCCTGTCGTCATTCTTGTTCTTGAATATAACACCATTGGTAGTCAGCAATTCTTTACTTTCTTCAGAAAGATCGCCAATGTCCATTTGATACTTATCGGAAAACCCATCCTTGCGGTCAAGTTTTGACCAAAAAGCTTTACCAGAAATAATAGCAGCTTCTCTCTGTACAGACATAATACTTATTTCCTTTCGTGTTAAGTGAATATACTACTATACTACGCTACAAACGATATGTCAAGCCCATTCTTGAACTAAACATATCCCTTGATCTATATGGAACTCCAAGTTTACGAAGTTCCTCTGAAAGATCTTCATCAGCTTGCTTTCTAGATTCAATAGCAAGTCTCACTCCAGCAAGCCTCTTCTCACGATAAGCTTTCTTTGCTTCTGTAAGTTGAGTTGTCATATCTTCAATAGCAATTTGAAGATCTTCTTCATTCATATCTTTAAAGTCTTCCATTAGCACCTCCTTATAAAATAATTAATATTATGTAATATAAAGATTATATTTAAGTCCATGTTCTAGCATCGTCAAGATCTTCTATCTTTACGTTATAACAATCTGCTCTAACTGTAAAGTTATTACTGGGATCAATGTCTCCTTTCTTCCAGAAGGTAGCTTTCTTGAGATACTCTTCCCTATCCATAGAACCTAGATACCATCCCACGCTATAGTCTTTCATGACTCTGACAAAAGCATACATATCACACCTTTGTTTTGTAGTATATCTTACATTCCAACTTGAACTAGATATACTACAATCATAATGAGGACGAGGTTTTGTATAGGTTCTTTTAGTTTTAACATCCACCTTCTTCCCATCAGGTAGAATGATGTCATATGAATAAGTATTCTCCCATATTCCTCCTAAATATTCTAATGCTATTTGTTCTCCTATGAATCCTGCTATGTTTCCATCCCCTTTTAATATAGAGTTTTTTAGTAAACCCATTTCTTTAGATTTGATATGGGCTTTCTCTATCATATCTGGAGATATTTTAATTTCTTTCATAGGTATTCTCTAATGAGTTTCTTGCCATGTATGACCTATCTTGGCATCTGCATTTAAAGGTATTTGCATATTAAAATAATCAGATACTCGTAACATGCATGAATCAGCTATGTCAACAAGTTCTTCTGCATCATCTCTGTGAACTTCATATTGTTGTTCATCATGAATCGTATTCACAAGATGTGCATTTAGTTTTCTCTTGTTTATTTCTTCATCAAGGAAGATCGACCATTGCTTGCAACAGATAGCTCCACCTCCTTGCAAGAGCGTATTCAAGGCAGCATATGGTCTACGAACTATGATTCTTCTACCATCTACACCTCTTATATAGCCTCTTTCAGAATATTTCTGTACACTTTTTATAAGTGTATCAAGTTTAGGAAGACCAGATAAAAACTTTTGTCTCAAGTCTCTACCTTCTCTTGTTGAACCACCTACAATCGAACCTATCTTCTGATCACCAGCACCATAGATGAATGCATATATAAAAGTCTTTGCTGCTGTCCTTGTGGGGAGACCTGCTAGCTCTTGATTGTAGGTATGTGGATCACCCTCTAACACCTCATGTATGTATCTCTCATCTTTCATATAGTTAGCAAGCATCCTAAGCTCTAACCCCTTGGCATCCATACCTACCAGAACATGCTGGTCATCAGGTATGGTCCAACAAGCTCTGCATTCCTTTCCATATGGTTTACTGTTGGCTACTATGTTTGCCATGTTAGGTTCTGCATGAATCATACGACCTGTCACAGCACCTGTTGTTAGAACTTTACCATGTACTCTGTTGTTACAATCCACAGACTCAAGCCAGCTTTCGATGGTCTTAACTCTAGTCTTCATCATCTTCCACTCTGCTAATCTCTTAACCTCTTCTGGTGCAGAAGATGAGATAGTCTGTAGATTTTTCTCACTTATCTTGGGAGAACCTTTAGGAGTAAACTAAACAGGCTTCCACCCATACTCATCTAGTCTCTGAATGATTTGCTTTGGTGATGCAAGATTAAATTTCTTAAACTCAATTGCAGAAAAATTACCGCAGATATTAGTAACATCATAATTTTTAAGCCCCGCTTTGGATAGTGTGCCATCTTTCTTTATCTTTAAGATAACTTCTTTAACTAAAGAAGCTTTTAATGGAACCTTTCTTAATAGTTTCTCTTCTATATCTTCAGCTTTGTTTTGTATTTCCATCATCAGCTTATGAGCTTTTTCTACATTAAGATAGAAGCCATAGTCTTGTTGCTTGTTAATAATGTACCTTATCTTATGCTCTAAAGCTATTGATTTATCAGAGAAATCTCTCTTCTCTGTACCTATCAAATATTCATAAAGTCTATGAGTAATCTCTACATCATTGATACAATAGTCTAACATTTCTTTATTAAAAGAAGAGAAACTCTTTAACTCTATTTTATCTAATCCTAATCTTTTACCCCATGCTTTTAAAGAATGTTTACCTTCTCTATCTGGATTAAATAGAGAAGATAAGATATATGTATCACATATTTTTGTAAAAGGTATGTTTGATTTCCAAAGTTTATTTAAAACTGGAACATCAAAAGATAAAATATTATGACCAACTATAGTATCATAGTTCTCTAGTAAAGTATTAAATGTATGGGCTCTAGTATGATAAG